CTCTCGTTTTAGGATCGCGTCGCGCGTTCTCTCGGTTTTGTCCATATCCACGCGAACACCGCGCCATGTCATGTTAACCAAGCATGGCAGTAGGTCTAGCTCTAGGTTAACAATATTCCAAAGGTTCTGCTTGCCAATCTCTACTTTTAGATAGTTCCAGAGTTGCAGGGTAACTTCGGCGTCTGTCTGGGCGTAGGGCCCAACATACATTGCGGGCATTTTCCACATGTCGGCCTTGGGGTCAAAGCCGAACTCGCTGGCGGCTTGCCGAAGCAGGCTTTCGTTCTTTGCGAGCCCCAGATACTCAAAGGCAAGAGAGTTTAGTGCGTAGGAGAATTTGTTCTCATCTAACAGGGACGCGACTACCATCGTGTCGATGATCCGTCCGTTTATCTCAAAGCCCATGCGTTTGATCCAGCCCACGTCGTACTGTGCGTTGTGCATGATCTTGTCGGCAGGGCAGTCGAAGACTTTCTTGAGCCAGCGATTGACTATCTTTTCGTCTAAGTTTCCACCCCCACGGTGTCTTGTGGGAATGTAGCCAGCCCAATCGGCGGTAGCGACGGCATAGCCGACCACTTCGCCATCTCCAACAGCCCAACCGGGGCCGTTCTTTTTTATGTTGGGGTCTCTTGTCTCTACGTCGATGGCAATAGTAGTTGCCCCGGTAAGATCAGGTAACTCGGCTGGGGGAACCCATTCTGAGTTCAAGGAGGGGCTGGCTATTTTCAGCTTCATTTATTCATCTTTCTTTTTGTTGCTTCAACTTCTCTCAGCATTCCAACGTCTATGCCGAGATTATCAAGTTCTTCGCTTTTTCCAGAAAACTCTCCCCCAAGAGCGCTATACCCAACTTTATCCAACCAAGAGTCCTCATGGTTTATGGTTTGCAGAAGGCGGGCCGTCTTTACCCAATCCATCATCAAAACAACGTGCTGTTCTGTCAGGTAGCCGTGGCTTATCAAAGCGCCGTTCATTATGACATTCCAGCCATTTGCTATACGACTGTGGTTTTCAAACGCATCGCCGTAGTCCTTGGCGCGTTGTCCGTTGATAAGTTCGTTTGCCTTATCTAAAATTTCATCACGTTTCATCTTCTTTCTCCCTTGGATAATAAACTAATACAAAGCTCTCGCATTTAGGGCATGATAGGTTTGTGACCATGCTGTAAGCCTCGTACATATATTCAACGTCTTCACCCTCGTTTGCGGCTATTCCTGTGGAAAAGCTTTCGACATCACAGTCGTGATCGCCGCCCCAAATAAGCTTTGTCTTGCAATGCCAACAGTTCATTGTAATTTCTCCTCTGGTAAAACGTGTTTCCTACACTCAGAACATTCGTCCTCAGAATATTTGTCCCACCAACAGGTCCATCTATGTCCGCATTTGCATAGGTAATTCCAACAATTCATAGATCATAACTCCTTGTAAAATCTTGAGGTTCAACGATAAACAGGCTTTGTTTAGCGCGGGTTACGCCCACATAAAATACGCGGTGCGTGTCGTCTGGGTTAACATTCATTTGTTCTTCTGCGGCGGGCGATAGGTCCGTGAACAATACAACGTTGTCCGCCTCTCCGCCCTTTGCCCCGTGAATTGTTGACACGGTTATGCGTGGCTCGCCGTTAAAGCGTTCGCCGCGTCGAAGCATTGCAATGATGTAGGCTCTGTCGTTCTCTGGAAGTCTGTCCATAGCAACGTGCCAAACCATATCTTCTGTAGCCAGAAGCCCGTGGGCCGCGGTCAGTGTTTCGAGGGTTACGAAGTCTGTATCTTCGACGGCGGTCAGGGTTTTAAAGCCTCTTTTCACGCGGTCTTTAGTTGACATGTAGCTGTATATTTTACGCGCTACGGCTCCTGTGATTTCTTTGCCTTTGCGCAGTTGCTCCCAACCGTTAACGGCGTCGGATATCTTTTCGGATATGGAGCGATGGCCGCGATTTATGAACAGGTATCCGGAGGACCGGAGTTCTGTGGCTACGGGCTGTAGTTGGTATCCGGCTTGGGCGAGGATGAGCCACGATCCTTCTGACATGTCGATCTCTTCGACGCTGAAGATACGGCGTATTGAGCCGTATTCATCGACCTTTGGTTTGTATTCTTTAAGGAAGCGCTTACCGATACGGGACACGACCCGTTCTGCCAGTTCGTGGATTAGGAAGGGAACGCGGTAAGACTGTGACAGGGTTTCTGACCCGCCGTCCAGCCCGATAAAGTGGTCTACATCTGCGCCTGCCCAGCGGTAGATGGCTTGGTCATCGTCGCCCGCGCAGTACATTCTTTTTGACCGTTCGTCTAGGATGTGCGCTATGTCCCATTGTAGAGGGGAAAGGTCTTGCGCTTCATCTACAAAGCATAGGTCAAAGTTAGGACAGTTATACTGACCCTCTTTAGGAAAACTTTCCAGCATATCGGTGAAGTCGAACAACTCCATGTTTTCTTTGTAGCTGGTTAGGCACTTGTCCACGTAGGTTACAATATTCCACTCTATTTCTATAGGGGTTTTGTTGTACTGTTGGCGAAGCTGCACTTTGCGCATTCGGGCGAGGTTAATCAAACCCAAGATAGGGTCTGTTGCTTTGGTCATATCTGGAAGATCGTCCGCAAAGTTATTGGTACGTGCTACGTTTAGCTGTACTCCCATTTCTTTGGAAAGTTCTCTATAGTTTTCGTCTTGCATTACCTGTTCGGGGCGTATGTCAGAACAGGTCAAAGCTAGGCTGTGTAGTGTCCGGAAGTAGAACAAGTCCTTCTTGGGATCTAAACCAAAGCGTTTCGCGGCGCGTTCTTTTGCTTCGTTGGCGGCTTTGCGTGTAAAAGCTAGGAAGGCTATGTTCATTGGGGCCACGCCCTTTTGGAGCGCGTCGTCAACCATGTTAAGAAGTCTGGTTGTCTTTCCCGTTCCGGGAGGGCCGAATATCCTGAACATTTTTCTTCTCCCTTTCGTAAATCTGCCACACGCGCTGTTTGCTTATTTTAAACCATTTAGCGACGGCGGTTTTTGTCATGTGATGTTCGTCGATCATTCGGACGATCTCTGCGTTTCGCATCTTTTTAAGAACTGTGTCTGTCAAAACGGACTCTCCTGTTTTGGAGTAAAGTCTGGGGTTGTTATATCTATGTCCCCAATCTCAAATGCTGGGATCTGCCAGACCCGCACTGCGCGGCCTTTGATCTTCAGAACGGTGCTATCGCCGTTAATGTCACGCAGGCGCTGGGCAATTCGGTGGGACTTGTACTCAAAGAATTTGTTCTTCTTTAGAAAGTTTTCGAAGTCTTTTAGGCGGAAGAAGGTTACCATTGCGTCTTCGTCGGTCCAAGGGCGGCGGAGTAAGATCTCTTCTTTATCCTGCGCCTGCTGTAGGAAGCGACAGAACTCTTCAAGATAGTCGTAGAACTGACCGCTAACACTGGCATCCACTGCTACTTCCATGATTGCGCTTTCGTTCTCGCGCATTTCGGTAAGCAGAGAACTGATACGGCCTTCCCACTGTTGCTTTGCGGCGCTTCGCGGCATGAAGTTGAGTTGCTCCATGCAGGCTTTCTGAAAAAGCGGCTGGCTCATCAGGGCGTCAGTGTCTAGCTCCAGCGGCTCGCCGTTTACATCCATAAACCAGACAGGCGGCGTTGAGTTATACTTACGCAGATTTGCTACCGTTGCATTCTGCACAGCGGAGCCGATACCAAACTTACGGGTCTGGCATAGCTCTTTGTTACAGTGCGCGTTGATAGGCGCGTCGCTACAGCGGTAGGCGTAATCTTTGCGCTCAAGCTGTTTCGCAACGACCATAACTTCTGATAACGGCAACGGCGGCTCAAAATACTGCATATTGTAGGTCAGGATCTCTGTCTCCCAGCTATCTGGGAACGCCTTGCGAAGGTATACGCCTATATTAAACAGACCGTTATTGCGCCCACCCTCAGAGATTTTCTCTTTAACTAGGTGCTGTAGGCACGGAGGGCCATCTCTGACGGGCGTTGCTTCGGTTGCTTCTGTTATCTGAAGCTTCTGGACTTGCTCTGGCGTCTGAGCGTGGGTTTCATATAGCTCAAAGAACTCTTCTAGCGTGGCCGAAGTGCCGTCGTCTAGGATGCCGTAGCGCAGACCATCTTCTGCATTATAATAAGGTAGGTTTAGAAAGTTGCCTACATCTCCACGATCTAAGTGAAGTTTGATCTGCTTTGGAAATATCTCACTCTCGCCGTAGCCCAGCGCGGCGGCTACACTTTTAAGAGACTTCTGCATGTCTTTTGCTTCAACCCAATCTTTACAGAATAGGAAGCAGTGCGCTCCGCCAGACTTAGAACGACATACGACAAGCGGAAGTTTAAGCTTCCTGATCTTTTCTAAAAGAACTTTGTGATCCAGCGGGTACTGGTCAATATCTACACAGCCCCACTTGCACATATTATCTGCGTTAATCGGGATAATTCCGATAGAGTTTCCCTTACCCGAAAGGTGGCCTTCCCACAGACCCGCGTTGCGCGGTTCACGAACGATGCCTGCTTTGCCTGTATTTTTCCCGTTGGACTGAGTTTTCTCAATCCGGTATGTGCCGTAAGCTTCTTTTAGTCCATCAAAGATAGACGAGAACTTTTTAACTGTCATGGTTATGTCCTTGCGGCAGGGACTGCCGAGGCAGCCCCCTAGTAAAACTTAAAACGGGATGTCGTCAGCGCCTTCGCCTTTGTCGTCATCGTTTTGATGCTTTACAACCACGTCGCCAGTAAGAACACTTTCTGAGAACGCTTTTGCCCTAGCGTATACGGAAGCGTCTTGCACGGGGTTTTCGCGGGACATTTCCCATCCATGCCAGCTACCTTTGGAGTTCTCCTCTGCTTCCGCTTTGATGCGGTAAACGTGAGAGAAGCGGGGTGGTGTGAACGGACCGTTCTTACCCTGCATGGTTACAGACTGTATCATGCTGTTCCACTTACGGCTCTTCTTTAGCTGTGTGGACTTCATTGCAATCAAAGCAGTTTCTGTTGAACCGTCTTCGTTGACGATCATAACGTAGTGCTGGTGAGTTTCTTCTATGTAGTCACCGTCACCGCCGATAACGTAGTTTTTGTTATCTTCTTTGCTACGCTCAGTTTTAGGCATAGCTGGATCGTTTGGCTTATACACATTCATCGGTGCGCCTGTACCAGAGCCCCTTGGAACCCACTGAATGAACACGCGCTGATAGGCGCAAGGGATTACACTAACACCCTCTTTACCGCTTATTACAGTGCCTGTGACAGTGTTGTAGATATCACCTTTGCGAGCGGTTTCGTGTGTGTCCAGCAAGGAATCTAACCCGCTCAACAGCTTGAGAAACGGCAACGCAAGATCATCGGCGGTTATGTTTTCGTTACCCGCGCCCGCGTCCTGTTCAAACATAGACGCATCAAACTCTACGACTTCTGCCTGCTTTGTTTTCGATACTGCATTCGCCATCATTTTGCTCCTTTGATAATAGCACGTTGACCTATGTAGGCCCCAAAAAGTTCCATTGGAAAGTCTTCCCCAGCTTCGACACGTTCCCGTACAAAAGCTTTTAGTGTGCCCGAATGGATGCTTTCGTTCTGATCCGCCGGAAACCCTTCGTTCGAGGCAAACGCTTTGAAAGCGCTGGCCTTGTCGTCTTCGCCACGACCAAACTCACAAGAAACGACGTTTTTAATTATGTCGTCGTAGCCGTTATCACGTAACCAAGCGTAGGCATGAAGCCTGTTGGCGACTAGAATACTGGCTCCATATGTAGGCTTTACGTCTATAGTAGAACCGTCGTCTAGCGCGAACGAGGAAATACCTAGTTCCTGCATCGCAGAAGGCAGTTCTTCGTCTGTCAGCTTCAACAAGTCTTTCTTCCGAGATTTGAGGTCTTTCTCAATCTCTTCGACTTCTTGCTGGGCTGTTCGTATTTTGCGGGCTAGTATGGCTATGCCACCAAGGTTGCCCTTTTCGATGGACGATGCGACGTTACTTTCGAAGTCGGCCTCCATCATAGATAGTATATCTGTCATTTTTCTCTCTTTCGCTGTTAAAGACCCTTTTACGGCCTTGACAAAGACGCTTATATTCGTATAAGTTCTCATAGTCAAGCGTCAAAAGGAGAAAACTTTGTACCAGTATAAAACAGAACCCTTCGATCATCAGCTTAAAGCGTTAGAAGATTCGTGGTCCGCGAGCTTCCATGCGTACTTTATGGAGATGGGCACTGGAAAGAGTAAAGTCGCTATAGATAACATTGGCGTTCTTTTTGAAAAAGGCGAAATAAAGGCCGCGTTAATCGTGGCTCCTAAAGGTGTGTATGACAACTGGGCGCTGGGCGAAATTCCCTTGCATCTACCAGAGCGCATTGAGCGTAGGATAGTAAGCTGGACGCCCTCTTCAAGCAAGAAGTTTGCCGCAGAACTCGAAGAATTAATAATGGAAGACTACGACGGGTTAAAGATCTTTGTCATAAACGTAGAGGCGTTCTCCTCTCCCAGAGGTGCGAGAGCCGCGGGCCGTTTTCTTGTGCAGAACCCTGACAATATGATGATCGTAGACGAAAGCACGACTATCAAGAACCGCAAGGCCCAGCGCACAAAGAACCTAATGGTATTGACGAAGTACAGTAAGTACCGCCGCATACTCACTGGTTCCCCTGTAACCAAGAGCCCCATGGATTTATTTAGCCAATGTAACTTCTTGGACGAACGGGCGCTTGGTTATAACAGTTTCTTTGCTTTTCAGAACAGGTACGCTATAGTTCAGAAACGTGTGATGGGAGCGCGTAGTTTTCAAGAGATAACGGGATACCGCAGGTTAGACGAGTTAAACGAGAAGTTGTTTAGCTTCTCCACCCGAGTTTTAAAAGAAGACTGCCTAGACCTCCCAGACAAAATTTATACTCGGCGCAACGTAGAACTGACCGACGAACAGGCCAAGGTTTACGGGCAGATGAAGAAGCTGGCTCTTGCACAGCTTGAGAACGGGGAGCTTGCAACGACAGAAAGTGTCTTGACCCAGATCATGCGTCTACAACAGATTTGCTGTGGTTTCTTCCAACCGGATGTTGGACAGATACAACCGCTAAAGAACAACCGTCTGAATGAGCTAACAAGCATTACAGACGAACTATCAGGGAAGGCAATCATTTGGGCTTCGTACACTCACGATATCCAACAGATTTGCCAGACCCTGCGCGACCGTTTCGGGCCCGATTCGGTCGCACTTTATTACGGAGCAACGCCACAAGCTGAACGGCAAGAGATCGTTAACCGCTTCCAAGACGAAGACGATCCGCTGCGTTTCTTTGTGGGGCAGCCCAAGACGGGGGGTTACGGCATTACTCTGACGGCGGCCAATACCGTGATTTATTACAGCAACTCATACGATCTTGAGATAAGACTACAGTCCGAGGACCGCGCTCACCGGATTGGGCAGAAGAATGCTGTAACTTATGTGGATCTTGTGTCGCCCAACACCATAGATGAGAAGGTGCTGGACGCGCTACGCAGTAAGATTGATCTAGCGGGTCAGGTGCTAAAAGAGGACGTTAGCGGTTGGCTTGTTTGATCCAAAACCCTGTTGCTGCATTGGTTGTCCAAAGCTACCTATTCCATAACTTGTTGGTTGCACCTCTCGCCCGTAAGGTTGCAC